CCAAAAGGTGGTACACCAAATGAATTCTGCCATTCTTGTTGAGTAACACGATAAATATTAGTATCACCACTATCACAAGGGTCAAAGTAGTAATATGCAACACACGGAGTTTCACCTGTACAATCAATACAAGGATTTTCATTTAATACCTGGTAAGTACCTGTTAACACACCATTAGTGGTATAACCCGTTTCAATCATGGTTGGGTAACCAGCACATTCACCATTAATAGTTACACCAGTCGCTACTGTGCCATTACCAACAATATTCCCACCTAAAGTAGTTGCCGTGAATATAAACACAGTATCATCACAACATGACTCAGCACTATATGTAGGTATATCACCACCCGACTCACTACAAGCACTACAATTATTATACTCTTCAATAGTAATATCCGCAGTTTGACCAGTATAAGGTCTAAAACAAATATTGCCAGGTGTGAAACATAAATTATAATTTGTCTTATACGCCTTATCTTGGTCCAACGCATCCCCATCGATTTTTACAGTCGTAACATCATAACTACATAACGATTCTGATTCTGTTAAAGTATACTGATATCCATCAGCATTATTATTATAATATGCAATAGCACTAGTAGCACTAAATGGAATATCTACACTACCACAAGGGTTTATATCTGTACTTGAAACATCTAAAGACGTTAGATTTCCTTGAATCCATGTCCAAAATTCAGTATTACCCGCAGGAGAAAATTGCCAACCTGTACGGTAATGATTTCCACTACCATCTATTCGATTAGCGTTATCGTCAATTACATAATTTACATCCGCAAAGTAAACGTTATCGTTAAGATTTAGTAAATAATTTTTTTGATAAACATTAACCAATGGGAAAGTTGGGATATCCATACCGGTAGCAGGAAATGCAGTTGCACTACCTCCATTATAGTCATTATCCTTCATGGTATAGTCTACACTCTGATTCGGAGTCTGACCATCATAATCAACAGACCATGTCCTATGTTTGAAAAAGTTGAAATAGGTATATGTACCTCCCGTAAAAAGTTGTAGATAAGAGTCGTCAGTTGCACCACTGAGACCTGAATCCCACTGAACGTAATAAGTGTCACCTGTGTACAATGATGCACCAGTGGTCCTTTGTGTTAAAATAAAGTAATAACTAGCCATTATCCACAGTTAATTGTTATGTTTATACCCACGTTCAAGGTGATTGTTTTGTTTGTAAAATTTGGGTCACACCCTATATTTGTAAAAGTTATTGTGTTTCCACTTATAGTGTAACTTAAACCATATTGATATAAATACTGGAAATGTGTAATTGCCGCATTTAACCAATCATTATTTGTTGGTGACGATGAGAATCCGTACCCCGTAAAAAATTGTTGTTGAACTAATATATTACCATCTAACCTTAAATCTATATACCAATCAGAAACAACACTATTTAAATCACATTCATTAGTAGTATATCCACTTGATGATACAATAGTGTTTACTTGTTGGTTTAGTATACTTTGGAAGGTCGATGCTGGATAAAAATCACAATCAACAATTTGTTTAGCACAATCGTACTTCCATAACGGACCTTCAATTTCACAAGGCTCACATTCTATGTCAACAATCTCACAACCCCTTTGTAGTTTATAGTTATGTTTTTGTCTATGGAATTCTGAATTCTCCATTTTCTGACCACCCAACCATAATGTTGATGCTGGAACAACTTGTTCCACTAATCTCATCCAATAGTCACCAATACCATTAGTGAAGTCAATCATCTTTTGGTATGTGTATTGATTTGATGGTATATTTACATCCACTCCCGACGTTAAATATTTCCAATATAATGACGATAACGTTACATACCCACCACTCGATGTTTGTCGGTTTCTAACATTAATCATATTCTTATAGAATGTCTGAGCAAACTCAAAGAATGATTTCTCTTTTGGTCTTGGATTTATAACCGTCCAATCAATACCACCAACAGTAGGGTAAGGATAAGTTAATCCAGTTGCAGGTATTGGGTATCCAGTATTTCTACTCATGTTCCAAACGTCATACTCCAATCCCTGACCCATATTGAGGTATAACTCAATATTCTTTCTATTTAATACTAATCTTTCATCGGTTACATCATAATAAGAATTGAAAATACCGTTACTTTTTCTTAACCCTGTTTCGGTACTCGACCATGATTTTAAGTTATCTTTAATCGGTGTTAAGGTATACCCTAAATCCATATTAGGGAAGTCTCTAAACCTATTAAAGTATTTTTCACCAAAACTATATGGTTCTAATGATGTTTGTATATTTGTGTTCTGACCTGTAAAGTTAGAATTCTGTATATCAATGGTTTCATTTGACCTATGTTTAGGTGTTTGTTCGAACCATCCTGAACCCATCTCGAAAAAATAACTGTCCGTTTGTGGTACCGCAGTAGGATATCCGTATTCATCCATCGGATAGTCAGTTCTAACATCCTCAACAAAAGATGTTATGGCTTGTGGAGTAAATCCTGTATATGTAACTCCTTTAACTTTGTATGTGTCACTAGTCACTAATACAGGTAAAATATTTAATTTAGTCCCACTAGTTATCTCATCATACTCTTGATTAAATTGTTTAAGGTTTATAGGTCCATCCGCAACATAAACGGTCTCATTAAATTCAATTAATGCTTTTGGTGCACCCACCATCCTCATTAAGAAATCTATTGCGGTTCTTGTTCCTTTTGACTTATATAAAAACCCTGAATTGATTATTATCTTTCTGTAATATTCGTAATCTAATTCCTGAGGTGTTTTATCTCTAGTTTGACCAGGATATATGGATTGATTCTTTGTCCCGAATACTGCAGTTAAAAAGTCATCCTGACTTATTGGCGAATTATTTGTTTCAAACCCTAATGTTTGTGCTAAATTCTTTAATAATACAGACGGTATATCATTTTTAGGGTTATAATTAACATTATTCATAAATGCTAAGGCATCTATGAATTTTTTTGTCTCATCAAAACTTCTACCATAAATTTGTAGAACTTTCTCCATCTTTTGGTCAGACGTATCGAAATCTTTAAATGAACCTGTTACTAAAAATCTACTGATTAGGTTTGTTTTATAACGGTCCATTAGTTCCGCCACTTCATTAATCCTACTTAAGTAATTTTCATATCCTACAGTCTGCGTATCTAAATTCCATAAACCTAATACCGGCCAAGTAATATTTTCAACAGACGTATAATACTTACCCTGTTCAGTTTCTCTAGGAACCCTAAACATTGCAGTGTATTTTGGAGATATTAACCTATTTAATAAGAATTTCTCAATTTCGTCAAATGAATCATCAAAAATTTCTTCAGTATAGAATTTACTAGGTCGTAATGTAATGTCCTCAGTTGAAAAAGTAACTCCACTATATGGATTACCTGCTACCACAACCTCTAAAGTACCTGAAGATAATGAAGTTGACGGTGTAAAGTCCTGTAATTTATATTCCGTCTCACCTGTTCCAATAAATAAAGAATACTTTAAGAATTGTCTAGTTAAGTTTCTGTACGGAGAAACATCCATTGGTCGAAGTGACATATTCCTGTCAGCCATCGTACTATAATCAATATCAAATGGATTTTTTATACGAGCAACATCAATATTAAATGTAGTTTCGTCATCTATAATATCATAAGAAATATTATATACCGTATTTGCAGTTGTAAAATCTGTATAAATTTTATCAACCTCTAATGCCGCAGGGAAATAATTAATTATCTTTGTAATTGATGATGAAAGTCTCTTTTGTAATGAACCATATAAAGAAAAGTTAGTTACAACAGAAATATCATAGTTTGGGTAAACACCGTAGTTACGAGCAATAATTTTTCTCGACTCTTCCAAACTAACCAAATCCATATTCTCCAATGTGAACGGATTTGAAAATACACCTGTGTTAAAGGTTCTATTAACCTTTTCGACAACTGAAGTCGTGAACTCAAAATTACCCTGAGTTAAACCACCACCATCAACAAGTTGAAACCCAACCAAATCGGGTGAGAATGTGTCCTGTCCTGAAGGTGGAGCGGGTGGAAAACGATATTTTTTATTACTAGCCATTAATCAATTACATCATTGAAGTTTTTACTGAAATCGATATTATCACCTCTATCCTGACGAACCTCATACAATAGATTATTAAACTCATCTCTAATCTCAAACAAGTTATATTGTTTGTAGATATTATTTGATGGGTCATAAATTGTGTAAATACCATCTTCCATACTCTTAGTCTGATTACCGTAAAGTGCAATCGCTAATGTATCGATATCATGTTCAGCCATTTCAATATCTAATGTAATTGGATTAAAATATGTATTAGTAATTATAATGTCTTGGTCAGGTTGACCAATGAATGGTGTTGCGTTAGGTTTGTTTGACGGAGCACTTGAAGGCGATAACGTACAGAACAATAAATCACTACCATTCTCAACATATCGATATCGAATACTTTTTTGTGAACTATTAGTTAAATTAGTAGTTACTGGCTCACAATAAAATGAAGATGTTACAATTCTGTAAAAGTTAGGTATTTTAGTCCCATTATCGTTTAGATATTCAACTCTAAACCCAACTAATCCTTGTGCCACAAATTTATTTCTAAACTTGGCATCAACATTATTTAAATCAACAATAATACCTTTAACGTTAGGTAACGCAGATAAAACACCACAATCTGTTATTGTTGTTCTAATCTCTGCAGGACGAATATATAGTGTATATATACCTGTTTGATTAAATTCATTTGCGGGTAAACGTAAATTATACATACCACCCAAAATTTCATTTGTATTCCCACCAGTGTCGTTGTTGTGGAAATAAGGCGTCAATAAAGAAGCCGCATCTAATTCTTTAAGTACAAAGTCTTCAGTCACATCTCTACTTGGTGTGTAGTTCATAATGATTTCAACGTCTTCTGGAGACATATCTGCGGGTCTTGTAATTCCGTAAGTTCCTAATGCCATTTTTTAAGTTTCATTAATTTTATAGAAACCATAACCATATCTAGTTAGGTCTCCAAGGTTATCAACTTCACCCAATCTTTCTAATCCTTCAAAAGCTGAGTTCTTGCCTCTGTCTATAAATACTTCACTCTGTATTTCTGGTGAAGAAACCATGTCTAATAATACCTCTTGTTTTGTAATCGCACTAACACTGATGTCATTTTCAGTAATTCCTGAGGATTTTTGAATATATATTGTCGACCCATCTGGGTAATCATAATAAGTAACCTCATTAATAGTATATGCGGTATATTGTGGGTTTATCTCATCTATCACACCCAATAAATCACCGTTTTTAAAAATAGGGACATTAGTCGCATACCTAATAGTCCCATAACTACTTAAAGTTGTTAGCTGACTTATAGTATACCCTGAAACTAAAAAAGGTACAGACACATAATTTGATGAAATTTGCGAATTTATATTATTCTCCGCGTCACCACTAAAAATAAAGTTGTAATTTAATGGTGTTCCTGACCAACTACCACCTTGAGGTGTAAAAGTTATATTACCTTGTTGATTTGATATCGTAACTCCGGTCATCGGAATAGTAATAGTTTTTTTAACTTCCGTTGTACCCCATGGATTCGTTTGAGTAATGGTTATTTTATAATCACCGCTACTTGCGTAGGTGTGCGTTAAGAATGAAGGTGTTGTATCATTAATTGTTTGTGTAGATAACCCGTCTCCCCAATCAATAACATAGTTGGCTAACTTTAAAAACTTTTTAAAATCCCTATCAGACGTATTAAAGACTTTAATATCATAACCACTTGCAGTACTGGCAGAATAAACAAAGTTATTGACCACATCTTTCTGCAAAAGATATCCGTCAAACGGTGTGTAGTAACCCAAATCATTAAAGGATTGTGTAAACACTAATGGTATGGTTAAACCCGTTAATAATGAAGAACCACCCGTACCACCACTAAGTATTTCACTCATACCCGAATACACACCAAAAGTATTACCACTATAAGTTTCCTGAACAATGTCATCTTTTAACACTTCAGGTGAAATTTTAATATATGTTCTATCAGTCTTCATTATGGATTAACGTATTCGTAAAACTTCACAGGATTGTCTGTTGTACCAATTCTTATACCATTTAAATCAGTTAGTTTATATTGATAATTATCATAGTCGAGTACTATTTTAGTATAAAACTTATCCTCTTTATTAAAGGTGAATATGTTTGACATTAACGTTTGTGGTTCAATCATCATTCTAGTGAATTCACCTGTCTTACCATTAAAATGTTTTACAGACATATAAAATTCATCTAAATTGATATATCCCCTATCTTTTAACCAATACACAAAGAACCCCTCTTTATCACCTATATAATCTAAATGATATGTTGGTATTCTAACACTCACATTTTTAGGGACGGTATTTGAACCTATATTAACATTATTAGTTTGTCCCTGATATGAAGGTAAAATTATGGTAAAATATATCTGTTGACTTTGACTCTCATTTGTGTCATAAAAATCTAACTTAAAAAAACTATTTTTATAAGAATTTGCACTATAATATATTTCTTTATTTGTAAATCCTGCTGCGTTATAGTTATTGACCCAATCACTAGATGTTGCACCTGTTACATCCACATTATCAGGTAAAAAATAAAACTGATAATTAACACTTGATTTAAATTCGGTTTGAGGAACATCTGGGTCTTTATTTACTATTCGGTATGATTCATGGTCAAATCTAGTTACTTCAAAATCCTCAGTAGGATTTATCACTTGTTCAACAACATCTTGTTCATATATTTCAATAGCATCTTCACGGCCATTAACATCCCAAAATTGTTCTATTGGTATCTGAAGTTCCCTTTCTACCCCATTATCTGAAAATCTATACTTATTCACAATTATCAATTATTGGTTGTACTATCATATTTAAACCACTGTATCTTACTTGTGGTGACATCTGATAAAAGTTTATGTCTTTAAAGGGATAATGAGCACCATTTAAAAATGGGTTATCAACACCAACACCTTCACTATCAACATATCCGTAAGGATAAAGGTCTCTCCATCTCCATCTCCCCTCAAAATTTGAGTAAAACGCATAATCAGGAATATTATCAACATCCTTTACGTTACCTGTTTCAACATACGACGAAAATTCTTTTACGTTAATTTTATGATAAGGGTAATAAACATAACCAATAGGAACCGCAGGATTTTTTCCCATAAAAAAGTGGTCAACATTAAAACTATATTTATGTAAAAGTGGTGATATTACATTTTCAGTCATTAAAAAGTCATTCCATTCACAAAAATCACCTAATAGTTCGTCACCATTTGATAAATTTTTATTATAATAAAATTGTTTACCATTTTTGGTGTATGTTGATAATGGTATATTATCTTTATTGTTACTATTAGTCGGTAACCACCAATTATCCACCACATTTTCAAGACGATTAAATTCCCAACCTATATTAATTGAGGTGTTTTGATTTGTTGGTGACGGCTTATTAAACCAACCCATATAACCCTTATTAAGAATCGTTACAAATAATTCAGTTAAGGGTCTATCTTGGTTATCCCTATATTTCGATATATCAATGTCTTTTTCGAATGTATAGGATGCCGTTTGTGAACTATTTCTAACTGAAACTCGTTGTACATTATTTGGCGTTAGTGCCGAATACTCTAATTTTGAATTATTATTAAATGGAATGTTTTCAAAACCCATTCTAGCCAAATTATAATCCTTAATGTCTGTTAATATTTTGTGTTTTCTGACATAATATTTTGATGTGGTTTCGTCTGAGTTATTTTTATTAATAACCCTTTTAAATGTACCCGTTACACCATCACCAAACGTAGTTCCCGTATACCCTAAATCATATATAGAAAAAACATTTAAATCGCTTTTATATTCCTCATCACCCAATTCATAAACTTGAAAATAATATTCTCCATTGTAGTCAAATGATAATTTAGCGTACTCTCCAACACTTAAATTATGATTTCCACCACAGTAAAAGGTAATCAGTTCTTTACCACTTACCTTCCTTTTTTTCATTACGAATGGAATACCGTCACTTACATTAAATAATGTCGTAGCACTTAATCTTTCATTAGTGTAGGACATTGTCTGAGCAGTTACATTTTCAAACGCGTATGAGAGATACATAGTCCAATTATATGTCGTTGCACTTTTTGTGACTAAATCAACATGACCATCTATACCTTCAGTCCTTAAGAAACTAAACTCATCATATTGTGGGTACCCTCTCCAATCATTACTAGTGACTGAGTTAAGAGCGTCTACATAATATAAATCATTTCTAAATGGAAAATATGTTGTTTTACCAGTATATATATTATCAAAAATATTACTTAATTTACCCGTAATTCTTATAGTGTTAGACGATTGACGTTCTTTATCAAACCTTTCAGCTAAATTTACTATAACTGTACGGTCACCTTCAACCATTTGTCTTTTCTGACCTTCTAAAGTAATTGGTAATCCACTATCTAAAGTGGGAGCCCCTTTATACTGTTTTTCGCTCGGAACTATTCTTATATTGTTTGGTTCCTTACTCATAATATTTCTTGGTTAAGTATAAATTTATCAATATATTTGTTCATCGCAGATTTACCCGTCTTAAGACCAAAATAAAAGAAATAAGGTGCTCCCGTATTAAAATTATTTACAACACCACTAGGTGAATAATTTACAACTTCCACTTGTGTCGTACCACTATATTTTGAGTTATAAATAAAACCTGGTTGCTCTGTAGTCGGACTAGATATGTCAGAAACATATGTATTTGGTGACGTTAATCTATCAATACTTTGGTATTTAAATGAACCTAATCCACCCACTCCGTCTTTAGTTACCCACTCATTAAGTTCAGTACCAAATAAACTTTTAGTGTTAGGTTTTACATTCCACTGATAAAAAGGTATCTCTTGGTCATTAAACCCATAATTATCTGTTAGATAACTTGTAAGTGTATCCTGAAAAGTAAATCTACCAGGTGATATCATATCCCTATTAATCGTATTCGATTCAAATAGAACACCAACCACAGGTTTATCATTATCATCTTCAACCCACTTTATGTTATTATCGGGATAGTTTGAACCTAGAAATGGTGTTACACCATACTGTGAGTTTATACTAATTAATTGAGCAATATCACCATCTAATCTTCTATTTTCTCGAGTAAATAATTGATTTACAGGTGCCAATGAATTAATAAGTCTACCCAAAAATCCTCTGTTAGCTAAACGACTAATCACGAATAATTGTAAAATATCTGAAGTGTTATTGTACGATGTACTTTTAATCGTATCAACTATATATCCTTGGAAATCTGGATTAAAACATATTTCTTTAGTGAACTCATCTCTAGGCCCTAAATCCATGATAGTTGTCGGTGCCCCTAAAAATTTATTATTCGAACCGTTAGATAGAATACCCGGTACATTATCTCTACCAATAAAATTACCATTACTATATGGCGAAACTCTATAAAAGAAAGAATTAGTTATATCTTGGTATACTACCGTATCTTCACAATATTTGTATGTTGGACTACTTAAGAACTTAGTACTATTAATATCATTACTATACACATCGTCTTTTTGTACCGCAAACATATATAACGAACCGTTAATCCAATTATTAACAAATGTTAAACTTACGACATTGTTACATAAAGCGAACATCATCCTGAATCGCGACAACCATTCTGTTAACATACCAAAATCCTTACCAAATCTACCAATTCTTTGCACTAAGTAATAACAACCCCCTTTCATCCTTTCGGCCTTCTGTTGATTTGTAACATAGTAACAATCATCATCCGTTGGGTACACACCTATAGTTTCTCCATTACCCGAATAACATTTAAGTGGTACCATTCCTTCACATGAAAATGATTGTATCACTTGACTAGCAACTACTCCCGCATCTTCAACAAAATCCTGAGTTGTACTTTCACCGTCAACGTCACTACCGGAGATTGAGAATGATGAATCTACATCACCTTCGTCACTAATAGTGTAAGTTGCAAAAAATCTATTTTGGTGTAAAACAAATCTAAAATCATGTTGGTCAGAAGTTGGTAAACTATCAGACCTCATAACTAAAAATTCATTGTCACTCATATTAACACTACTTGTCGGATTACTATTGTAATATGTTGGTGAATAATATCTGAAACCAGCAGTACTAGAAGTACCGTTAGCATACATCGCACCAACACCCTCTACAATCTCAGTATCTCTGTACCCCCATGGTGTAACAGATGGTGTCACAAATTTATCCCAATTACCACTACTTGTTACCCTGACAACATCATTAGTACCAACATTTACTGACAAACTTAAACCTAGTGTTGATTGTCCGTCCCATTTTTCCTTATTATCCACATTATAAGAACTATAATCTAAATGGTTCTGTGTGGTATATCCTGTATAATTGGTTATTGTTGGAGTAAAAGTTAATGATTTGTAAAATAGTTTTAAACCTGATAAGTCTTGCGTACTATTTGTGGTTATTTCATTATGTTTAACTAAAGAGTAATCCGAAGAATTTGAATATGGTTGAATAGGTATGTTTAACTTATATTGTCCCCTCACTTTAATTGTTCCCGTAGGTTTATCATATAACTTACTTAAATCATATTCAACATCTTGTCTTGGTGTGTTAGGGTCAACACCTCTCACTAAAAATACCACATATATATCTTCCCAATTACTATGTAGTTGGATATTTGATGTTTCCTGAACATACCCACTACCGGTTTGAGGATATTGAGAAGGTGTATGAGTACCAACATAATTCCCATTAACTCCCTGCCACCCAAATAGATATCTACTCGCTAAAGTGTTACTAATAGCTGGTCCAAAATACGCTTGATTTACATAGGTACCTCCTTCCGATTGATTGTAATCAGAAAGTGTTTGTCCTGTGATTATTTGATAATATTCAATGTCAGATGCGAAGTTATAATCAAGGGTTTGTGTCCCTCCAGTTATTTTATAACTAGTAGAATTTGTGGTAAGGGAAGTTTCATCCATATACTCTATAGCAACATTCGCATTACCACTTGAATCAAATACCGTCGTACCTGTTGTTGTACCTGAAACATTAGGGTCTTGACTATTTTGGGGGTCTTGGAAACTTACAATCTTACCCGCAGTAAAGTTTAAGTAAGCTGATGAGTCCATAACCATCATAATAACATTATCGGTATGTTCTTTAGCACTATTAATTGGTATATCCTTATTAACCTTAACTTTAATTTTATTATAACCACCCTGTTCGTGGTATTTTGCCTTTGCATTAAACAAGTTAAACTTTTCAGAAAGTGGTAATTGATAACTTTTATAAGTGTCGTTATATCCAACGTTCCATGAGGAATCGGCCCATGGTGTCTTTTGGTAAACCTTAGACGTAGTTGTCCCGTCGTAACCGGCCATTGCCATTTGATATCCTAACTTAAACGTATCATTCCAATCATTTGGGTTAGTACCACCTGTCACTGATAATAAATCGTAGAAATCGGTGGAAGTTGTATCAACCAACTGTGAATAGTTAGTATTTAAAGTGGGGCCGACAGTTCCAGTTAGATTGTCTTCTTCAGGTACTGGGTCAACAGATTCACAAGAACATGCTTGACATGCAGGATAAGAAAGGTTAGGTAATGGTATACCCTTTAATGGACATTCTTTATCTAATTTCGCATCACTAGCACTAATTTTTTCAATTTTATTTTTCTTCCTTCTAAATAGGTTTACCGCACCAATAATAACATTTATAATGGGTACAATTATTGTTATTACTAAATTAATTATAAATCGTAATATTGGCCATATAAGACAGAAAACATGTGAAAGTAATATTAAGGAATATAGAGGTATAGTAAAAAGACCAAGTATTAAGCTAACAATTAAATATAGTAAATCAAAATTCTTAACTCCGTCATTTGTTGGGAATTTATTATTCTCACTTTCACAATCCCTATTTAGTATTTCTTTAATACCTAAGAACCTTCCACGATTAGAACCTTTTCTATACTCATCAACCATTTGAGATGGCGTATAAACTTTATTATAGTTCATTAAATAGAAAGAGTCCTCACAATTAATTGCAGCATCTTTATCAGCATATTCACCCCAATTCAGTGAAAACGCATAACTCTTTTGAAACTGAGAGTATTCATATTCATATAACTTATAAAGAATGGTTACAGGTGTATAAATTCCTGAGTTATTTTTTTTAGTAACACGTATCTCTAATAAACCACTCGATGGGAAATCTATCCACTTCTCAGTTCTTAACTGACCATTAACATATGTTTCTATTTTTTCAGCACCCGTATTTTGTAACACCTCAACACTTTTACCTGCAGGTACACCAATAAACTGAGTTTGTACTTCAATATTTGTTAAAAATGGTACAGATAAATTAGTAACAATAGATGATAACGTACTTGGGTCAGTACCCGAGTTAGATATATTACCATCCCATCCATACTCACGAATTTGTGGAACCACAAAATTTGGTCTAATTATAGACCCTTTAATCGGTATGACCCTTTCACCATCGAAAGGTGTTGTATTTTCTTCTGATTGATACTTTATTTTAAACCTATATTTTCCCTTTGTTGGTATACCAACATCTGGGTCATTAGATAATACACTCTCACCGAACTCGTTTGTAACAACATAATCTAAGTTCATCGGTACGTCGGTTACAAACGCACCATCATCATCAATCACTTTACCACCATTAGGTAATTGGAATTGTTCTAATACTGGGTCACCATTTTCATCTAAGTCTATAGTTTGTCTTACCGACATAATTTCACCAGGACCAGTAACTAATCCACATAAGTCACCTTGCTCTGTTCTTGGCTTACAATTTGGTTTTAATGGTCTATTATCATTATCACTAAATATTGAACCCATAAAAACCGCAGTAGGTTGAATTTCAATACCTAATGTCCTTAAATCAAAATCAGTCCTTGTAATTCCAATATTACATAAATCCTCTTGACCCCAAAAAGAGGCAACATCTATATCTTTAACTTGATTTATTATCTGAGGAAGCTCATCGATGTTATTTGATGATTTAAAGTTAGAACCATCAAATTGTTCTTTAACCCCCATATTCATTCTAATAAAATCTTGAGGTCTCAAAGAAAAACACCCCATATTAGATAAATCTAAATCTAACACTAATTTTTGATTACCGAGTGGGACCCCTGTTATCATAAAGTCACCCGACTCATTAGTCTTAACAGTATACCTATAGTATTTTTCGTATATTTCTAAAACCTCACTTCGGGTCATCACATCAGACCTTGATGGAAATGTTCCTGTCGGCGTATGTCCTCCGTATTGTTTTTCGTATGGAAGTAAGTTATATCGATACCCATCCTCATTCTTATCTGTAACAGACTTATATGGATATAATGTAGATATTACTGGGTCTTGTAAGTCTATTTCGTCTATTGGTACGAATATCGATACCGTAGCATTAGGTATACCAAATCCACTGTTAGCCACCACACGACCAACAACAACACCGTAATCGGCACAAAATCTTGAGTACACGTCTTCTTGTCTTAACTTTAAAGAAAGTATCTCTAAAAAGTCAAAATCTTGTTCAACCGTAACATTAATATTTTGGTCAGTTCCTAACTTGGTTCTTATTCTATATGATTTAGACATAAAGTAGTTTTAAGATAAATACTTATTTATCCGTTTTACAATGATAAACCCATAAGTAAGTTTTGTAAAACGTATATTACTTGTAGTCCACGTTTTTAAGGTTTTTAACCCTAACTTTGATATCTTTTTCTGGAAACCTAACTTGGTAAATTTGAGATGGTTCTGCAAATATTGTCTCATCAATTAACGCAATTTCTCTTGTTTTTGGGTCAGAATATCTTTGAGAGGTTTCAGAAGAGGAGTATTGACCACCTACCTTATTGAAAACTTTTAAATCGGTCACAGATATCACACCCGCAACATCTTGTATGTTTTTCTTAACCTCAGATATAAACACGTTCTCACCCATCGTACTATTAATTGGTGACATGATACTTGTTACCTCATCAATTATTTTTGTGATTACATTACCTTGGTTTTGACCCGAATCAATAACAACAGAAATATCGTACTCTAAATCAATCACTAAACCAACATTTACAGATATATAATCATTTATCATTCTATATTTTGAAAGGTAGTTAGCAATATTTTGTTTTAATGTATTAGACACTGTCTGTGTTAAACTTCCATTTGAATCGTATGATAAAACATTAATATTAATTTTATTATCTTTTTCAGTGATTGCTGTTTTAGCAGGTGCACCGTATTTTCCTGGCATTTTTCTAATTAATGCATTATAATCATTAATTGTAACGGCCCTATTTTGAGAAGCATAATTAAATGTTACCATATTTCTAACCTCTTCAATAGATGGTTGGTTAGCACCACCAATAGCGGCAGTGACATTGTTAACCGTTAATGAGTTAGTTACCGTTTGGTTAATAGTGTTAGAGGGACCACTCACAAAGAAGTTTACCGTACCTACTTGATTAATTGCATTAACACCAATATTTGATTGTGCACCTCCACCAACTCTATATTTAACAAATAAAGTTGTGTTAGCTGTGACTGTCCTACCTAACCCAATATTGTTTTGATATTCTTGTATTCTTAATGATACCCCGTTTCTAGCAAACTCAGCTAACTGGTCATCAGGTGTTGTTGTACCTCCCCCAAACTGTACTTTCATAAAACCCTGTGGCGTATATTCTGTTATAAACCTAGTTTCGGTATCTATGTATTTACCAACTTTTAATCCCGGTAAGTCAGAAGGTTTTGTTGTGTCTTCAATGAAAACAGTACTCTCAGCCAATGAGTCAACTTCATACCACTTATCTTGAGCATTAACAAATTCTGAATACGTTGGTGTGGATTGGAAGGATGTCCCATCTTTTTGTATGATGTCCACAACCTCTAAAACGTTTTGTTCAGGTAAGAAAAACTCGTAAAATGGTTTAACATCATTAGGGTTAACCGTTTTCTTAAAAACTTTTGTTATACCATTAACAACAACCTCTCTTTTAGTGATAGTGTAGTTTATTAATACATTGTTAGAATCAAAGTTAGGTATCTTAGTCCTATTAGGAAAACCCTCGTTGTTATATTGAGAGGCAAAATCAATGTCGTAAACATTTTCAAATACTTGACCTGCACCAATAACTTGAGAACCGGCTCTTAAGATACCTAAATATCTTGTATCTTCTTGGTCACCAGATGCTGGCACCACAATAGAAAAATCAACAATACCTACTGAAGGTCTATTACCAGGTATTTTTAAACCGTAAGTTCTGGCAATGTTAAAAATAGATGAACGTTGTTGAGCATATTGTAAAACAGTTTCTTGAACACTTCTATCAATATGATAGTTTAGATTATCACCAATGGCAGCATTTAGGTCCATCAATACTGAATAAACCGCAGCGTCATTAAAGTTATCTATCAATTCAGGATAATATTGTTTAGTGTAGTTTACTAAATCTTGTCTTAGTCCTTCAAAGTCTCTTTCTGTATATGAAATCTTTTTACTTGCCATCTATTATTAAATATTTATAATTATGAAATCTTTAGATTGAAAAGTACTATCTGTGATTGTATAATCTATCCTTAATTTTGCCGTATACTCTTCGACACCCCTACCAGGTAATCTATATATCCCACCAACACCTAATTTATCCATGTTTAATTCACCTTGAGACTCTAAGTCATCTAAATAAGGTGTAATTGTAATTTCATTAATTGTTAGGTTTGGTATATATTTTTCAACTGAATTTGTGATATCTGTTTTTATCCCTTCGAATGTTGTACCATCCATAGGTTCAAATATAAACTCATATATTCTAGTACCAAAGTCAGGTAAATAATACCTACTACCCTTTCTAGTTAGAATAAGATGTAACAAATCAGTCCTTATCTCCTCATCAGTTGTTTGAGAGAGTGAGACGTATTTTCCATCCCTACTATCTTGAAAAGGAAAATTAATACCATATGTTTTACCGTTTGCCATTATCTATAAATATCTTAACACTATAAATTATAAAAAAAAGAGGACCGAAGTCCTCTTTTATATTTATTGTATGTTAATTTTAACAATTATCCCTCACATGCAACACATTGTAAATCATTCAACCCTAACTTCTTTCTTGAGAAAGCTTGAGCGGAATTCATTGAGTGTTGGTAGTATAATGTTTTAACCCCTAATTTCCAAGAATCAATAAGAAGTTTGTTAACATCTTTTGTTGGCATATCAGGTGACACCATTAAATTTAACGACTGTGATTGGTCAATATATGTTTGACGTACTGCCGCTTGATTGATAATTGATGATTGGTTAATTTCTGCAAAAGTTCTAAATACATCTTTTTGTTCATCATTTAAAAAATCTAAATGTTGTACTGAACCATCTGCCTGTTTAATACTATTCCACACTTCTTTAGTATCCTTATCCATAGTCACTAATAACTCTTTAAGTACAGGATTCTTAATTGTGACTTTCATCTTAGCAACATCCTTTACATAACAATTAGACCAAATGGGTTCGATTGATTGTGAAACCTGTCCAAGAATAAACGCCGATGAAGTTGTGGGTGCAACTGCATTAAGCGTTACATTTCTTCTCCCATAACCTTTTAAGTATTCAGGTTCCCCAAACATATCAGCTAATTGCTCCGATGCTTTATATGACTTTTCTTTGATGTTTTTAAATACCTCAACATTCAGTCTTGCAGTTTCTCTTGTATCGAAAGCCAATCCTTTAGATTGAAGTAATGAGTGCCATCCTAATACACCTAATCCTAGTGCTCTTTGTCTTTTAGAGAAGTTATATGCTTTCTCTAAGTAGAAGAACGCTCTTTTACCCTCAATTGTTCCGTTGTCTCTTAACTCTTCAATTTTCGTCAATAATTCAGTAACTACTGCATCTAAGAACATAGTCATCACCTCAACAGCGTCTGTATCTTTCCACTCATCATAATGAAGAACATTCATTGATGATAAAACACAAACAAATGATTCTTCCTCTGAATTGTGTAACGCAATCTCAGAACAAAGATTTGAATTATTAATTGTTGCTCCTTTGTCTTTATAAACGTCAACAGTACCATTGTTCATTGTGTCATGGAACATAATATATGGATACCCAATCTCACCTCTCCTTTGAATTACCTTAGCCCATATTGCTCTCTTATCTTGGTCACCAGCAATCATATCATTCATAAACTCATCAGTTACTGTAACTGCGTGTGTTAAATCTTGGATGGGGAACCCTTCTGTACCTATTTCTAAGAACTCCATAATATCTGGATGTTCAACAGGTAGGTATGGTGAGAAACGACCTCTTCTAGTCGAACCTTGTGATATATTATCTACAACACTCTCAAAAAGATTCATAAAGTGTACTGCACCTGGTGCCAATCCGTTATCTGTGATTTCAGCACCACGTCCTCGGATATTACCGAAGTAACCTGAAGTACCTCCACCCATTTTAGACATCTCACCAACCTCAGCTTGCGTATATAAAATTGATTCAATATTGTCACCAATATTAGAACCAAAACAACTTACAGGTAAACCTCTCTTTTTTCCGAAGTTTGCCCATACAGGTGATGATAGGGAATACCAACCCTTACCCATATAGTCATAAAATTTATCAGCAAAACCTTCTATACCTAAAAGTTTTTCTGCGTGGTTAGCGATTGTTCTAATTCTTTCTAATGGTTCCTCTCCCTCACTTAGATATCCTCTACGTAGGAAGGTAATTGATTCTTCATTAATCCAATCAAATGGTTTTTTATTATTCATTATATTTTTAATTTTTTTGTTAAAATAAATCGTTAGATGTAATTGATTTCGACTTCTTACTGTAGTTAATACTTCTCTTATTAAAGAAATCTGTGTGTTTTGTAGTTAATATCTCATCATCAAACCACTCTGTAGTTTCCAACAAAGATTCGTTAACTTCGAAGATACTATCGACACCAATAGAGTTTAATGATACATTAAATCTATGTTTAATAAATTCCATAGTTTGGTTTTTAGTTAAGAAATCTAAATCTCCCTCCTCAAAAATCCATTCTACGATTTCTGACTCCGCCTCGTATGCTTCCATAGTTGCAACAATTAAATCTTCTTTTAGTTCGTCTGTCCACCAACTTGGGTTTTCATTTTTAATTAAGTTTACCAAATCGAAACCAAATCCAGCATGTATGTTTTCTTCTTTTGATGTCGCTTCAACAGCGTTACTAATACCTTTCAACATATTCTTATGTTTATTGAATGACATAATAACTAAAAATTGTGAGAATAGTGACACATTCTCTACGAACATTGAGAATAGAACAACCGATTCGAAGTATTCCTTGTCTTCAACCGCCTTTGAATTTGTAATTGCTTTCTCTAAATACTTAATTCTTTTACGAATTGCAGGTACTTGTAAAAGTGTTTCAAACTCATTATTTAAACCCAATAATTGTACTAAATGTGAGTAAGCATCAGCATGTCTCACCTCTGACTCTGCAAAAGTAGCACCAACGTTACCAATCTCTGGTTTTGGCATTCTTTTGTATATGTCACCCCAAAATGATTTAACAGCAACCTCAATTTGTGAAATCGCCAACATTGCTCTTTTAACTGCAGTTCTTTCTTTTTTGTCGAGATTCACTTTAAAGTCCTGAATATCAGAAGTAAAATTAAATTCTGTATGTACCCAATATGAATGTCTAATAGCATCAACATACTCATTAAGATTAGGGTACTCGTAAGGTTTTAAGTTCGTTCTTTTTGTAAAGATATTCGGACCATTATCCTTACGGTAAATTATGTATTCTTTTGCAACATCATTTAGACCGTTATCCATAAGTTTATTCTCTACCATATCGTGTATTTCATCAACGTGAGGAACTCTATCTGGTTCCCCTCTGAAAATCCCTTTTCTCGTTATTCTTGCAATTTTTTCAGCCATCTCATCATCAATATTACCGACACTCTTCATTGCTTTTAATACCGCATATTTTATTTTTTCGGACTGAAACTCTACTTTCTCCCCGCTTCTTTTAATCACATAATTAGTTTCTTTACTGTTCATACTAGTAATTCTATTTTAGTTTATTTATATTTTATTTTAAATATTCTCACGTTGCTTTCGCTTTTCCATGAGCTCCTTAATTCTATCCCTTTGTTTTTCTTCTTTCTGTTCTTCCAAACCTAAGAATGTCATACTTTGTTCAGTATCAATTACCAACATTTCATTATCATACTTACAATTCTCAAACACAACACCATCTTTCCCGATACGAGACTTAGTGATTGCGATAGTTGCCAAGTTCATTTCTTTCTGTTGTAATGATTTAGCAACAGAAATGATTACGTGACCTACTTGAGCCTTCTTAATAGAACCACCCATTTGGTCTGTTGTTACAACTTCTGAAGAAATCGATGAACGGTTACCTTGAGTTGCTGTCCATCCAACAATGTCCAATTCATGACACATCGCTTCAAACGCTCTCATTACTGAACCCTCACTTTTCCATTCATCACCTAAATTCTTATCAGGTGTAATACAATCAATATAATCTATAACTATCATATCAATCTTATTTCCTTCAGCAATCATCTTCCTAACTTGATTTTTTATCTGATTCATGGTCATCGTATCAGAAGGTAGTTTTTTCAAAGTTAAAGAGTTATTTGTGTTCTCCTTAATCTGTCTAACTTTCTCCATTACCTCATCCCTATGATTAGATAAATTATCAGGTGCAATTTCAGTCCATAGTGTGAAATGCTTACGTTGGATAATTTTCGGGTTATCCTCAAAGAAAATCTGTAACACATTGTAACCCAAGTTAAATGCGTGATTCGACATCTTTGTTAGGAAAGTAGTTTTACCCACACCTGTTGGTGCCAATATAACACCGATTTCTCCCTTAGCTAACCCACCTTTCATTAGATTATCAATACCTGGTACCCCCAACGGAATAGGGTGACGATAGTCATCGTCTAAAACCACCTCTAAATTTGAGAACACATCAGCTGTTCCGGTATCAACTTCACCAACTTGTAACGCTTCTCTAACCATCTCTTCTAAATGGTCATACGATTCGAAATCACCCTTATCGATGATTTTCTGAGCCTTTGACATTACTTTCTGTAACTCTTGTTGTTTACAGAATTTAAGTGATTTTTCCTGTACGAAATCTGAACCTTCAATAGGTGACTCTTTAACACTCTCTATCATGTCAAAAACCATCTTCTGAGCCATAGGTGAACTAATTTCACTCTTCGTAAGTTGTTCCAATGTTGCAAATGTTGGAGTATGTTCGTACTTACTATAGTACTCCTTAATCATTTGCATTATGATTTTAAAATATTGATTATCAAAATACTTCGGGTCAATAACATCAACAATCGAATTGGCAAAATCCTTGTCAATAACGATGTTGTTTATAAGTTGTATTTGAAATGAGTTACCTAAGTAACCGAAGTTTTTTTCTTTTGACATATCAATTAATTTTCTTTAGGGTAAAATATAAATATGGTTATACTAAGCTATAATCCATGTACTCGTAAGTTAAATCTTCAGATGAGAAAATATCCGTTAGACCCCTAAGTACACTTTTTAGTTGCGGACGTATGTCTACGGTGTATCTTATTTTAGGTGGGTATAATTTTCCGTTAAATACTCTATGACAAATTGTCTCATCACCAAGTCTAATTTTAATGTGGAAATTCTCTTCACCATCAGTATTTGAGGTGTCTAAGATTGCCGGGTCCAACGCAATTTGATTGTAGTGGTCTAACAAATACATGTTAGTTCTATCTTTCAAAATGTCGGTTAACTCACTTGTAAAATCATTAACAAATTCAAGTACATCAATACTCTTTCTTGCTTTAGGATTGTAACCTCTAACGTTGAAGTATCTTTGAACAACTATGTTCTCATTCAACATCATTACAAACTCCATTTTTGTTACGTCATTTTTTTCTTTCATTTTTTTAAATTTTGTTTTTGTAACGTTTTTTTTCTTTTCTTGTTAGTTTCATAAAAGGTGTTATAAACTCTACCCAATTATCGTCTTTTTTGGGTAAATATTTGAAGATTCCATCACTCATCATCATTCTCATTAGATTCTGATATCCTCTTCCTTCAGGGTCTAACTCTTCCGTATAGTAGAGTTCAACCATTTCCATACCTTCATTACTTATCATTGGTGAGGACAAATCTACAACTTTTTTGTTAATATCAAAGAATTCTTTTCCTAAAACCCCTCTTTTAGTTTTTCCTTCTTTGATACTTTGTAAAATCTTTCGATTATCTCCCTCCGATTGTAATTCTTTAGTACGTTGTATAATATCGTCAACAGATATGACATTGTCCAATATCTCAGGAAATATCTTAACAAATGTTTTCTCCCCTAATAAATAAATACCATCAATATTGTCAGACTTATCACCTGACAAGATTTTAAATGTAGTAATATTATAGTGTGGTATTGAAATGTCTTTAAGGGGTATGTTATCTCCCACCTTATAGACTCTTCTGTGGTTAGGTGAGTAAACCTCTACGTTGTCTGAGATAAGTTGTGTAAGGTCCTTATCTGATGAAAATATAGTTTTGTATTCATCATGAGATATATTACAATAGTGAGCAATTGCATCATCAGACTCACACCCATCAATGGATACTTGTCTGATAAACATCTCTTCTAAATACTTCTTAACTCTCGACAACTGCCATTCAAATGAAATCTGTTGTTGCTCGTTAAGACTTCTTTTTCTATTTCTTTTGTATTGTTCGAGTATATCTCTTCTCGAATTAGAATTATTCTCAGCGTCCCAAAATACAATTACTTTATCATAATTGTCGTCAACTAAGAATTTTTTTAATGTATTCACAAAGTGGAAAATACCACCAATATGGTTACCCTCATGGTAGAATTCCCTTACTCCGTGAAACCCAATTTTAAATAAGTTATTTCCGTCTACTAATAATGTTTTTGTCAAAATACCTTTATTATAGGTTAGACTTCTTTTACTTCTTCCAATTTGTAGTCACCATCAGTACCGATGACTTTTTTCCAATATTCCGATTGTTCTCCTTTATATTGTTCAATAGACTTCTTTTCTTCAGTAGATTCCTTACCAGCAAGGAAGCCATGAGGTGTTACAATAATTTTACCGTCTTCATAACCTAATCCATTGATGTGGTTTTTCATTACCGATATTTTTGTCCTTACCGCAAACTTAACCTTTCTCTTGTCTTTAACAGCGGCAATCTTGTTGGTTCCCGCATTTTTCTGATTACCAAATAAAAACACCAAAGATGAGTTTAACCAAATTGCTTCACCACCCTTAGCCTTAATCTTTGGTTGACCAAATGGGTTGTCAGGTAATTCCACCCACGGTTGATTAACAATCAATAAGGTGTTTTCGTATTTTGATGTTGCCTTACGTGAACCCGCAATTCTTTGGTTGATACCCATACCAATCTTATCCGCTAATGTTGCGGCATTGTGTTGTTTACCTCCCTTACCATCAAAAGTCATCTTACAAGGGACAGAACCAACAGAGTCCCACAAAAATAGTAAGTCATATTCTAACTCACCTTTTTCTTGTGCATCCAATAGTTCGTTGATATAGTCGGTAATTTGTTCGATGTACTCGAAGTTGTTATTGAACAGGAAGAATCCGTCCCAATCCAATTCACCTGTTTCTTCATCGACAACTTCCTCACATTCGAAACCCATTGTTCTTGCATGGTCAAATGACCACTTTTGTTCAGTTATAATGAATACGGGTAATACTCCTTTATTTTGTGCGTCAACAGCCGCCTTTACAAGTGCCGTTGTCTTGCCTGTATCAGAATGACCTAAGAACATATTTAGATGACCAATGGCAGGACCTGGTACCCCAACCGCATCTAAAAATGCTTCACCCAAATCAAAGAACCTTTGTGGTTTATATTTTGCAGAAGTAGAATACTTCTTCTTCAGAGAACTGAAATCTGTTTTTTTAATTGCCATATTTTTTTAGTGATAAAGATGGTACCGACAATATCGGTACCATCATGTTAGTTTTAGTTAAAACGGTAAGTCCTCATCCACATCCATTTTAGATTGTGGGTCCTCAGTTTTTTCTGTTGTTGACTCAGTTGTGACACTACTACCGAATGTTGTTTCAGTATTGTCACCGTATACGTATTTCTTAAGTTCTGAATCCCAAACAGGTGTCTCACCTCTTGCGATTGCCTCTAAATACTCAACAGGTTTCTGTGAGTAAACATCTTGCCAAGTTAACTCATCTTCAACCCATTCCGTCATCTGACTCTTATCAGAGTGTATCGGTGCTGGGTCATCATACATAATAGTCTTAACTACTGTGTATTCAATTCCTGAAGGTGTTTTTGCCTTAGACAAATCAACAATCAAGTCACGACCTTCGTTAGCATCAGTCACATCACCTTTTTGTCTCCAAATTGGAATGATTTTATCCAAGATACCCTCTTGTTTGTAATTATCTTTGAATCTCCAAAACTTTGGTCCGTGGTCTTCATTCTCACGGTCAATAACCTTAACGATGTAGAATTTACGTGGACGGTACTGACGAGCCAATTCCTTGTCTGAGTCTTTACCTGTTGACATCAATTCTTCGTAAACCTCAGTAAGTGGTGAACGCTCACCATCATTTTTACCTGGGTCAAATAATTTAGTCCATTTACCGTCGATTTGAACTTCGTGATACCATACTTCTTTGAATGGTGATGAACCGTCTGGTGTTGGAAGGATACGAATAACCTTTTGTCCTGACTTAGTTCCTTTTGGAAGATACGTAGTAAAGTATCTTTTTAATCTGTCTTCTTGAGAGATTCTGTTACCTCCACCCGTGTTTTGGGTGTTCTTTTCATACTGTGATAACACAGCATCTAATGCATTTGCCATAATTTTTCTTTTTTTACTCTGTTAATTGTTTTCTCTTAAACTCAATAGTAAAGATAGTAATTATGTCAATAAAGTCAAACTCTATAAACAAAAAAAAACCACTCTATTTGAGTGGTCTTTATTATAGTTGTAAAATTTAATTAAGTCAAATAATTAATTTTATTCTGTCGGTCCGTTGAATGATTTACGAATGTCGGAATCAGAATAATTCTCAACCTCATCAGAAGTTAAAATATATTCATTCTTACCCGTTTTTTCCATATCGTCTTCTTTATCTGCAAAGAAATCGGTTAACTTTTGATTATAAGGATAACTATCTAAACTTCTTAGTTGTAGTTTCTCCTCAGGTGATTTTTGACGATACTTCTCGACTTTAGTTTCAATATCATTAATCTTAGCGAAAATTTGGTCCATCTGAGAAAGTTTACCTTCTAAATCAGATAACTTCTCGAACATTGTATCCATATACTCGTCTTGCTTATCTGAAATCTTGTTCTGTGTATTCACTAAATCAGTTATATCTAACTCTTCAGTGTCCCCACCCATGTCTTTATCAGACTCAACATTTCCTTCGTCGTCAATTTTTTCAACTTCAGGGTCAGTATCAACATCAACTGGTTCTGCAATTTCTTCAGCACCACCTTCGACATCCATATCTAACTCCAAATCATCACCAGCCTCATCAGCTGTGTCTGTAGGTTCTTCTTGTTCAATAAGGTAACGATTAATAGTATTGTGTCTATTAAGTTCCTCAAGTATTTTTTTATCTATTGACATAATTTTTTATTTTAACCATTAAGTAATGTCTTAACACCATGAGGTGTTTCAACCTTTAAGGTTCTATTAACTTGTCTAGTATTATCAACTCGCTCAATAAGTCCGTCTCTCATACTAACTGTATAACAATCACCTGTGTCTAAGTCACAAACCTCTTTGTAACCATTTCCGGCATCTCTTTCAGTAATTCTAGTGTCTTTTGACAAATACTGGTCTAATAATGATTTAACATTCATAATATTACTTTTATATATAAATATACGTTTATTATCGTTTTTCTTACAATCCGTTATTTTTAGACCATCTAAAGGCCTGTTTAAATATTGGGATTGAATTATCATACGTCTTTTTTATTAATTTTTCATCGTCAGTGGTAGGGTTATTTAATATATCATTAAGTTCATTATCGGTATTAATTCTTCTAAACCAATTTCTAATATATACCTTAGAATACGCAACTGCATAATTATCTTCACTAAAGTCAGACCCTATATAGTCTGTCAGTTGAGTACGTACAGAGTTACTATTATATCTAACCAATAATGGGTCAAAAGACCCGTTAGGGTCACTGAACGAAAAGTAACTTCTAGCCCTACCGTCAGATGTTGATGATACACAAAATTGTCCACTAACTTTATCATTATCTAAACCTGACCACCTACCACTATCAGTAGTCAACCCAACGTAGTTATTATTAACTGCTTTAACATAACCATTTTTATAACCTTGTTCTCTCCAAACAGTACCAATTGTTAATCTTTTAACATCAAAATTAGTCGTTTTAGTATTAACATACGTTATAATATCATTGTAAGAATACTGTGTATCTTGTTTAGTTATGAAATCTAAACCTTGATATGCACTTACTGGTGAACAATTACTTGAACCCACACTTGAACCATTAGTGGAGTTAGTACTAACTCCATTAGAGTTTGAAGACCCATTCTGTAATGTTGGTGTTGTAGAAGGTGTTTCACTTGTTGGTTTTACTTCTTTAGGTTTTTTATATGATTTATTAATTCTCTTTAGTAAATCAATATTAACACTCATTGTTAGTTCGGTAATACTCGGGAATGAATATTTAGAAATTCTAACACCACTAAATGTAGTGATAAAATTACCAGGACTAATACTGTGAGACACATCTGTAATCCAATACGGACCTGTGAACATTGGTACGTATCTTAGGTTAAAATACATTGTCGGCTGTATCATCATATTACCCATTGACATAATCTGACAATTATAGCTTCTGTTTTTATAGATATTATATAATGAAGTTGATTGTTGAGATGTTTTCGAACCTTTACTCTGATTCGCCATGTCTGTTAATATACGGAACGATTCTGAGGTATCTTTAAATTGTGATTGGTCTAAACTTACGGATTTAAATATCCCTTGGTTTCTCACACCAAAGTCAACATTGAAACCAACCACTTTATTTGAGAAAGCGTAATCTGTTTTATTTGTTTGATTTTCCCTAAGAACCTGTGCCTTGTACATATCAAAACTATCATCGCCAAACCTATAATCTATATTTTCTGTTTGTTTTAAATGTTTCGACACTTTATCTGTGTATAAACATAAAAATCGAGGTCTACTTTTATTATCGTCAACCTCTAAGAACGTACCAAATACGTCGGACGCTGAGTTTTCAAAACCTTCTTCAGGTTTCGCGTTTTTAGATGGTTCATTAACACCATAAAAATTCGTATAGGATGGTAATGCCATAAACAATAGGTTATTACCCTTAAATAAATGACCTATCAATGTGTAAATAGAATTAGAACCTGACTTATCATTAATAAACCCTGTTAGTGTACTAACATCCACAATAAGCTTATCACCAATATCTCTGTTCGCCCTATCTAAAAATAAAAATTCCTCAAATAATGTTCTATTTTGAAAGTCACCACCCGCAATCCATTTATCATTTAATGTTTTAAAGAATTCATACAACTCTAACTTAGCCACCTCTCCCGACATAGATGTTTTAATCTGTTCAGTCTCTTCAGTAATTTTAGGTAAGTCTTTATTTAGTTTGGTAAATAAATTGTTTTGTACCTTCTTTTGTGAATTATCCATCAATGTCAAATATTGATTAAACAGAGACATAAACTTAGTACTTGTCATTGTTGGGTCTTGATATTTTTGAGTAGCGTAAATTTGTATGATTGGACCCAATTGTCTAACATTATTTTCACTAAATAGAATATCCATTTCAACAAAGAAATCTGTAATCGTTGAACCACTATCACTATACTTCATTCTATCCTCATCATAAACACCGACCACTAATCTTAGGGCGTTCCACGCATCGGGGTATTGTGATTCACTAATAGCTATTGTTGTTAAATTACTTGCAGTGGGTAGTGAGTCATTAATATAGTTACCAAAATTAATTTTTTGATTCTGAGTTTGATATTTTGTATCATCAGTGAATGAGTACCAAACACGTCTATTAAAATTAGAAGGATTACCCTGTTTAAAAATAAAAGTTTCTGATAATAAATTTTGAACTGTATTCCTTAAACTAATCATTTGTTGATTGGCGATTATTTGTCCGTCTAAATCAGATTGACCTGTCAATGTTGGTCTATTAATAAAAAACAAACCATTTAAACTTGTCATTAAATTTGGTTTAAGAACATCTTCAGCGGGTATATTATCACGAACAGGGTCTTTACAGAACTCTAAAAATTCAGTCTCAAACATATCCATAATACCCTCATTAAACACCGCAAGTATTTCATCGATTGATGAGTATTCAGATACCGACTCTAAACTAAATGCTGTTTGGTTGTTAGTTGTATTATCAATAGTTTTTATATATTGTCTATATGTGGGTTTTTTAATTAAAGTGGTATCAAAATATCCATAGTGTGAACCACCCCAAAGAGTTTTTATTGAACCATCATATAACGATTGTCTTAACGGTTCCCCCTCATATATACCAGGAGTTTTACATATTTCAAACTCATACTGATTAAAATTACCACCACCCGCAGAAGGATAACATAATAACTTTTCTGTATTATTAGCATTATCATAGGTTTTAGGTTTATCGTAAAAAGTGTAATATGAGGACACACTATACGTAGTGTTTCCTGAAGACATATTAATAATGGAATCCGAATTACTCGCAACCTTTAAGCCATTACCATCAAATTGTGTATTACCACTAAAATAATTATCAAAGTCTGACTGGGTCGTACCACTAATAAACTCATCATAACCAAATAAATAATTAACATCATTAACCAATTTAGGATAAAATCCAACGTTAGATGTGTTAAAATTAAAGGTAAATAAAGGCGGTATTGATATTAGTGATGGGTTCATACTGTATGTTGTATTACCACTTCCACCATAGTTTGGGAACGTATATGTCTTTGTCTTTGATGGTGTGGCACTAAAAGGGTCGTATAAATCGTCTTCATTAACACTAGTCCAAACACTATCTAATATATCCACGTTTTCATTAATGTATTTTTTATACCTATGCCATATTGAACCGTATTTAACAACCCATGCGTACGGCATCTTGTGTAGTGCACCGAACTTATTATAAATTGCAAAATTATAATCATTAGATTTACCACCTATACCATGGTTCATCTTTTCTTTTAACGTCTGAAGTGGTAATGAATTTAAATACATATAACCCATCGTAACATATGGATTATCCACATTATTTTTTCTGTTTTCGACAGACTCACTTAGTGAGTTTATAAAATATGGACTATTCAATAAAGAGGTTGTTTGATATCTAGACGTGAAACCTGAATAATTATTTCCGTAATCTATTTTTCCTTCCGTAGCAAAATAATCATTATTTGTGATTGTTTTATCGAACTTAGTCTTAATGGAAGAATAACTAGGTATACTTATAGCCGCGTCTGTATTGTTGACCCACGAACGGTTCAAACTAGGGGTGTCAGCAAAATCACCAAATAACCTATTCTCATTAAATGATGTTATTGTCATTTTACTATTTGAAAAGTACATGGAATTAATTGTTGAATTAGCACCATTAACACTTGTTACACCACCACCTTTAGATATGTTTTTTCTTAACCAAGTTAGGTCTGTTAGAGGATAAACATCCGTAAAACTTATAGCATCAGTATCTGATGACGACTTTAAAAAGTCGTTCATTTTTTGTTGACTCTCATCTGAAACGTCAATCACAGGTGAGTCTGACTCATAAGTTAATAAATCATATAAACCATAATATTTTTCATTATAACCCCTAATATATGGTGTTACGAAAACATCGGCTAAATAAGTATTCCATAACTCACCAGTACCATTATTAGAAATATGGGATAGAACATTTTCAAAGTTTGACGAGTTTATACCAAGTTTCTTAAGTTTCATCTTAAGATATGGGTCACTTTTAATTGAGTTTTTTATTGTTAACGTTTCGAAATCTGCGGTCACCTGAAATAAATTCTGTGACGAGTTTTTTTCTCTATATATTTTACTGTAGTTTGATGATAGTAATGTCCTTTCCCATAATTCATACAAGAAATTTACTTCGCTTAAGTTGATATAGGGTGGGTTATCATAAGGGAACTCCGTCGCATTTACTGGTATGGTTTTAATTTCCTTTTTTTCATTTGTGAAATTAGCACTTCTTTGTTCCTCTTTTCTTTGTAGTTTACCTTTTATAAATTCTTCAATGAATTCTACTTCAGGCCACTTATCATACAAATACGCCTTAGTTCTAGACTCAACTTTTGGGTCACCAACATATTTTACAACATATTTCTCGTTACCGTCTTCGTCAGATTCTGTTTCGAAATATTGTGGCCATGGGTATATAATTTTTTCACCATCGTTAGTTGATAGAACACTATCCTTTGAATCAACACCATTAGCTGTTGACTCACTAATAATGACATTTTGTCTAATTGGGTCCGCTTTAACGTTCCATGCATCTCTATGTACCTCATCCATTAACCTATAAAACGCATCAACATTTGCCATCAACATACCCATAACATTTCTAATTGTCGGCTTAAACCCTAACCCTCCATCAGGACTTTCAATTTTTTGAGCCAATGCGGTAGATAACTCTTTCTGTATAGACTCGGCTTTATCGGTATATATTCTTTCAATCTTATCTAACTTATTTAAAAATGAACCAGGTAATGTCTTTTGAGAGCCACTTACCTGACCAAAACCATAAAATTTAGAACTCAATTCTTCATCTACCGTTAAGTCTTTGTTGTAATATTTGTCTTTAATTTCAAAATAACTAAGTGTCTCCGCAGAAAATTTAGTCAATTCAATTTCTGTGGGTGTTGCCCTTTTTTGTAACTCATAAGTCTTTTCAAGATTTAAATCATCATATTCTAAATCAAACATAAGGTCACTACTAGATATAGTTACAGGTATGTTTGAAGATTGTTCTTTACCTAAAATACTATAAGTACCTTCGTCACCAAAAGTACCATTAGTAGTCAACTTATTATTATATTCATTAATTTTGGCGTCTAATAATGCTTGAGCAGACTCTTGACCTTGTAACCCGTCAGCCCCCTTTTTTAACCCATAATATAAATTACCTTCATTATCAACAAAAGTTTTACCTACATCTAAATTTTCAAAAGGCCATCTTTTAGACCTAAAAAGTGTAATATACTCTCTATATTGATTTAAAGTTTTTCTATATAATTCAATATCATTTAATACCGATAAATCCTCCTTACTAAATTGTTGTCTTACATACTCTTCTAAACCATTTAGTCTCGAAGCAAGTGCAGATAGATTTAACCTTGGTATTGAGGGGTCTATTAGTCCCTTAGAGATATATGTAGAATACACATCATTAATAACCTTACTACCTCTGGTTACTGTAACAGGTGTTGTTTGAACATCATTATTACCCGCAGCCATTTCTATTAGTCCTTGAATATTTAACTGACTTTCTAATGAACTTAAATCTCCATTATAATCAGAAGGGTCTTCATTACTATCAATTAATAAATTCGTTTCATACATATGAGGTAACGCAAATAGTGCACCTAAAGATAAATCTGAAAGTATTGCGGCAGTACGACCAATAAATGAAACTGAAACTTTATAATTACCATCTGTAGGGTCAAATCGAGCGTTAAAACTTTTCATCATTAACTCATATTTGACCGCTTTACCGTAGTATCCTTTAACCGTTAGAAAGAATAATGGGTATGGTAATTGTAAAAATGCGGAATATGGTGATTTTTCACCTAACTCAAATAATGTTCTTCCTTGGACATCCACCATTTCAATATCTACCTGTGGTATGTATGAACTATTATTTTTAATATTGATACTTGTAATACCTAAAAGTTGAGTATCTTTAGAGTTATTAACAACAGTACCCTCTTCAGTTATTTGTGTCTGATTAATTCCTTTACCATTCAACGAGTCTTGTCCCGTTAATTGGTCAGTATATGAAGTATCTAAATAACTCTTACCTTGTGGTTTTAGAAAGTTAATTTTACCGTCTTCATTACCACCAAAATTAGCAATCTTAAGATTTTTAGACATTTGGTCAGTATTTTCACCTAACGCTAATTTTGTTCTTGGAATCATTCTGGCCTCTAAGTTAGCGTACATAACCAAATTTTCGTGGTCAACCAACCTTTCAATTTGTTTACCATCTGAATCAACAACCTTATTTGGGTCGACTAACACGATATTATCAAACTGGTCAAAGGCAATCTTCTCACCTCCATAGAAACTTCTGAAATTTTTATTAACGGCCATAGTAATAGAAATGTGTGTCTAAAGCATTTTTATAATCCTGTAAAGATTGTACCAATGGAAATGGAACAATCAAAACAGACCCATCAGGTATGTCTTTTTCTAAACTACCATATTGAGGATTAGCCATTTGTATTAACCAACCAAAATAAGGTGTTTGGTAAAATTCAAAACTAATTTTATCTAATCTACTCACATCTGCTTTATAAACATACCTCTTATCTGTAGTTTTTGAAGGCAAAACTATATTTGGGACCACAGTTTGTTGTCCATTTAATAAAAACTTTTGATATCTATCGTAGTATCTCATTATTGTAGTTTTACTTTATTATTCCATTTTGTTGGGTCACCTTCATTACCACCTGTGTATAATATATCAATTAAATCTTTATCTAAAGCTGATGGTGATGGATTATTAGTGAATGTAAATTCTCTTATTTTACCCTTAGTATATGGTATGTCATTAAATTCACTTTTTAATTTAGTCTCATTTTCGTAAGCTTCAAATAATTTTTTAATTTGTGTTTCACCCTTTTTAAAATCCGATAAAAGATTGTTTATGTTATCTGTAATTGATTTCACCCATATCTCAGTGTTTTTAAACTTGTTCTCTTTAACAAATTTTGTTAACTCATCAATTAAGTCATTACTATTATCTAACATATATCGATAAAAAGTTAAGTAAAATCTTTTAAATTCTGCGTCTGAAAAATCTGAAACCATTATTGTCATACTCAAATCTTTTTGGTAAGTAGTGTTTGTGTTTTCAAGTGACAAAATTTCAAATCCATTATTATTAACATTATAAACTTTAGTTTTAGTAATAGTATCTAACTCATTTAATTTATCTTGTATTATAACTAAGTCCCCATTTAATTCATCTAAGGTGTTAGCGTAGTTTGAACTATAAACCTCAGTAGTTGCTGTTAAGTCATACACCACGGTATTACCACCTTGAATAAAACCATCAATTTCTTCATTAATAACATTCATCTTATCAATGACTCTCGTTAAATCGGTTTCATATTTTGTTAATGTCTGAAGGTTTGTAACCATTTCAGATTCAAAATTATTAATTTTTGAATTAATTATCTGTTTTAGTTTATTGTCATATTTTCTAACATCTTTTCTTTTAAAATCATTACCCTCACTAAAAGTTTGTGTTTTATTAGCAAACTGCAATGGATGTTTATCATTATCAACATCAATTAATGATTGTTCAAATTGGTAACTTACTTTTTCTGTAATCTTTTCTGACTTACCAAACAATTTAGTATTGCCACTTGCAACATACGCCACCGAAGCAATATTACCTTCAATTAAATTTCTATCTTTAGTGAATAATCTTAAACCGATTTCTCCATAGTTGTCGGCAACACTTAATAGTGAAGGTGCAATCGAGTCTCTATAGGTTTGGTACTTCGCTGATAAATCGTCCATAATTGATTTATAAGATATTGTACCTGTTACGGTCGTACCCGTATTTGTAGTATTTCTGGTTGTTACCTCACCAATGGTCGAACCACCATCTGTAGTATCTACACCACTAATATCATCAACACTAAAGGCAACATCACCACCCAAAGCTTCGATAGTTTCTCGGTCAATCGCTGCCTGACTTTCTGTTTCAGTAGCAACCGCTCTCTCATCATACATTTCAGTATTTGCATAGTAGTTAAACGACAACGCGTTTTGTAATCGTGCTACAGGACCCTTTAATCCGTGTCCACCAATAAAGTAGAATGATAAACTAACATCCGCAATCATTGGTTGAACACCAATACCTTCAGGGTTTATATCTAACGTCAAAGGCTCATACCTTATACTCATCTGATTTATGGCAATTTTAGTATGAAAGAAATCCCCAACTCTTAAAATACATATTGGTGGTGAACCAAATGAAGTATTTAACGCATTGTTTTCTAAAGGTTGGCCATCAGGACCAATAGTCGGTATAGTCTCACCCGGTCTCATACATTGTTGTAAGAACGTTAATCTACTGTTTAACCCTTCAGGTGTCATTGAATGGAATGTAGGGTTAAAATATTTAATCTTTTCTTTTATTCCTTGATATAAAAAAGATGTGTCCTCAGCAACACTTTCAAAATAATCACATTCTGATAATAACTTTCTTAACACCTTTTTAGTTATTCCCTCTCTTAATGAAACCTCACTCGTTGTTCTTGGTGCCCCTTTTCCTTTTTCAATCACAGCAACCTTATCATCACCAACACTAACACTTGTAGTTTCTTCCTCAACGGGTGGTGTTTCCTCTACAGGTGGTGAAATAATATTAATTGATTTTATTGTCGTTCTACGACATTTCATAGCTTGTGTTGAATATATTTTAGCTACTTTATTTGTTATTTCCTGCGAACAATCTGTACCACCAATAGTTATCGATTCACCACTAAAGGAACTCTGAATACCAATATATCCTTTTTCGTTAACTTTTTTAATTCTAGGGTCATTTAAAATTTGTTTTTTAACTGAATCAACCCTTCTTTTAGATAAGTTAACATTATAACTTTCATCGTTAGGTGAAGATGCAGAACCCGTTAATAAAATATTAACACCAAATTTATTGGTCGCCGCGTCAACTAACTTATCAATTAAACTATCAAGTTCATTCTTACCTTTCTCAATGTTATTTTCAAAAAATGTTTCAACCTGTTGTTCTTCATTAATTGTTTTGGCTTTTGTTAAATAATCACTTTTTTTCGCAATATAATTATTATAAGTTACATCATAATTAACTGATGAGGTTGTCCCTCTAGACCTTGAATCTGGCTTATCATTATCAAAATATAAATTTACACCTTCAAATTGATTGAAATTTGGTTTTTGTGTCGTTTCTGTTTCGACATTATCAGGTTCAGGGTTTTGTTTAGGTATTTCCTTAACAACTTCTCTAAAAACATCAGGATTATTAGTTTTACTAACAACCTCATAGATGTCGTTAAAACTTAACTGACCATACTTTCGAGCCAATTCATAGATATCTAAAGTTTTACACCCAGAAAAGAAACTATCAACAATCTTAGTAACCTCAGAGTCGGGTGTCACATTCGCCAATTCCTTATCAACTAACGTATTTAATACCGATGGATGGTCAACTATTATTTTAAAACTTAATGAACCCTGTCTTTGGGTATTTGAGTATGTATATATCGGTTCAGGTCTACCTAAAAAATCGTTAGTTGTCCAACTTGCAGACACGTTCTCATCAACTCTTAAGTCATAAGGGGGGAACCACATTACACGTCCACCATTAGGTCCTTTCTCACACTCAGCTAAATCTTGAGTCATATTTGACGTTCTCCAAGCAAGGTTCTCAAGTGATAACATATATTTAGTCATGTTTTCACCTTTATCATTTACCCCAAAATTTGTTGGTATTCCTCCTGATTTTTGTGGTGCAATATTTAAATTATATGTATTATCCAAAACAGAATTGGTAAATTTACGTATGTTACCATCCCTTTTTTGTAAGTCCGCCATTGTATAGTATGGTGTGTCTTTTGTGAATACACGACAATATTCCTCACCAACAAACGCACCATTTTCATTAACATATCTTTTAACTCTTGAACCCTTAGTTATCTCACGGGTCCCGTCAAAAAATACTTTAGATACTTGATTAATTGCGGTACCAACGTGACTTAAACGTGCTTGACCCTGTAGTCCATCCGCAGAATCAACTAATCTCTGTGTATCATCAAGTATTGACCCTTCAGTTAATTTATAACTACTTGAAGATGATGATGTAAATTGTGAACTAATAGGTCCAAATCCAGCATCTCCTGACTTGATATCACCACCTACACCAACTTTTTTACCCGCAGCCCCACGGCTTTTTGGTGATACCCATGTGAAACCACCTTGGATATCGGGGTTATCCCCTGGCTCAACTGTGTTTAATCCAAATTTAAAATTTTGTTCACCCTCATATAGTTTAGCCAATTCTCCATAACCTCTAACTGCCGTTTGAACTCTCTCACCATCCATATTAACAGGTAACTCATCAGGTGGAGAAATTATATCGTTAGGGTCCTGAGTTCGTTTACCGACATAGTAGTTACCGTTAGGTGCTCTTAAATTAAGGTCAGAAATAAAGTTTGACTTATAGTCAGGTCTAAATCTATTATACTCAAGTGATTTAAACATTGTTGATGTCTGACCACCACCTGTATTATTTAGGAATATATCAGAACCACTTTTTCTCTCAGGTAGCAGTTTACCACCACCAAATAAATTAGAAATTTTGTTTACAGCAATGTTTGAGTATACTTTTTTACCACCAAAATAATCACCAGGTATCCATGAAAAAGGAACATAAACACCCGTAATTCTACTTATAAAATCTAATCCCTTCCCAACTATGTTTGTTGGTGAGGATATTACCCAATCAGGCTCTATTAACTCTTGTCGTCCTGTTAAAATATCTGCGGCAATGAAAGGGTCTTTTAAGGCGTTAAGGAAGTTTGCTCGACCTAATGTCTCCTGTCTAATCTCCTCATCAACACGGTACTGAAATTCATCTTTCAATGATTTTGCACCAATCTGAATCATTGCAGAATCTTGTGTTAACGAACCATTAGTTCCCTGTGGGTCTTTATTAAATAGTATATCAGCACTTGTATATGTCGATGAAACAAACTTAAAATAAGTGTCCCTATCAGTGATTAACTGTTGTACATCTTGTACACTATATCTATTATCATATCCCCCTGCTGGCCCATATTGATTCTGTAAAAATAATTTTACTTCTTCAACATCACCAATATCCTCAACCTCAGCACTATCAACAACTGCGTAGTTTGAAAGTATTAATTCAGACTGTCCAGGATTTGTAGAAGGGGCAAAACCATCACTATTAAAAGGTGGTAAGTTTTTGACCAACAGTTTTTTTCTGAAGTTTTCTGTAGAATTAAATGATAATGGACTTGGCATCTATTTTAGTTTTCTATATAAATAGACGAATTACTTATTTTATAATTAATAAGTCGTTCCTTGTCTAGCGATTTCTTGTTGTATCATATTAGTTAAGTTTGACAATGCAGTGGGGTCTGTTTGTAAAGATTGTATTGTCATTCCACCACCCTGTAACTGTATGGTTCCTGTATGGTTCACATTTAGGTCCTCATGTCTTTGTATTGCCGTTTCAACCTTCATCGGAGTATTAGTAGTTATTTCCGCAATATTAACAGGTGATAAAGTTAGTGGTGTAGGGACAGTCATCGCACCCATAGTATTACTCGATGAGGTATTAGGATTTATTGGTACATTAGTATTATTTGCAGGTCTTGGGGTGTTTTGAGTACTTCCTGATGACGAAAAAGTAGAAGGTAATGTAAATGTTGGCATCGGTATACTTGGTAGATTTATACCTTGAAGATGCTTATTAAATCCACCAGCAATTGATTTACCAAGACCCATTGCGCCTTCACTTGAATACGTGGTAAAAGCGTCACTAAAAATACGTCCGGCGTCTTTGAAGACGTCATCTGTTACTTCAAATGCTTTTTGTACGTTTTCAGGTGTTAAAGATTTACCGATAGTCTTACTAATTTCCTCGGCGGTAAATTTTAACCTAGTTTCTAACGTATCAAATTCATCAGTTGCTGCAATTCCGGCAGTAATACCTTTAGCACCTTGTTTAAGGGTCGTTTCTATTTGTTCTAAAACCGTAAGTTGTTCTACTGCAACTTCTTTTGAACTCAACTGACCTTTTTGAAAATTGTCTTTTAATGTAGCAATTTCTTCAGTTGTCAAGTCGGTTGCTGACTTCAACACTTCTTGACCAGGTATCTTAAATTTTAACTCACCTCCCTCAAACTGACCAATATTTGATAAAAATTCTTTAGTATCGTCATCATAGTTACTACTAAAATCTAATTGTGATAGTGCCTCCTGTTTTTGTGCAGATTTCACTGCAGTATTAGCTAATTCTTCATAGTCCATGCCAAGAGCACTTGCCTGTGCCCTTAATCTTCTCATCTCAGTCGCTGAAATTGCAAAACTACCTGTTTCTGAATTAAATGATACCGCAGCACTCGCAGCGTCAATAATCGATTCTTGGAGACCATCAATATCATTCTGAGCCATGTTCATTAACTGAAATGGGTCTGCTAAAGCACCAACAGCACCACCTAACATTTGGAACTCAGCGGCTAGATTGATTGCCTCAGAAGGGTCGAGTAGTTTACCCGCCAAACTAGTTACATCCGCCATGTTAATTCTTAATGCCTGAGAACGAGCAACCATATTAGTAAATCCTTCTACACCATTTCTAAAATTATAAGAGTTGATAAGTTTTACATTATCACCAACAGTTTTTAAGAATTGTCCTGTATTAAGACCTAAAGACGCTGCCCTTTTACGTGATAACTCTATTTGTTCAGCTGCTTGAGTCGGCCCAACACCTATCGAGTCAAAACCCTCAACTAAGGAACCTATATCTTCACCAGTAAGATTCGCGGCTTTTTGAATTGCCACAAAATCTTCAAGTTGTTCATTAGTTAGATAAGCATTTCTTTGTAATGAAGTAGTAATTGAAGCGTAGACAGAACCAACCTCAGACGCAGTAACACCTAATTTAGCCATATTACCCACCGCCTGTGCAATTTCTTTTCTCATCTCCTTCGCGGAATCTGCACCTTGACCGAAGACATCTGCGGAAACTGATTTAGCAACTTTATCGAATTCTAAAATTGCTGATTGTAACTGAGTATAGGCCTGAGCGGCACTACTAAATGCTCCTTTTAAATCTGATGGTCCACCTGTATCTTGTAAAAACATTTAAATTACTTTTATTATAAATACCTTATCAAGACTTTTGTCTACGTTTTTCATTTAAGTTTTCCATATCAGATATGAATTTATTAATAAAATACTTTCTTTCAAAAGTGGGCATTTTGAGCACGTCTGAGTATGAGAAACCTAATTCCTTAACGGAATAGTAAATCTCATCGAGCATAGCTTGCCTGTAATCAGAAGAAAGGACGAAAAAACTCACCCCCGAAGGCTATACGAGTAGTAACCTTTTCTCCTGACGGGGCGTTAAAGACGCGTGTCAAGTCTAATCTTGGCTCCGCTCCTTCCATTGTTTTTTTAATATGTTTAGAATCTGCGATTGGTAAATTAGCTATTATTGATGAAATTTCTGAAAGGTCTTTTGACCCGTCAAATTCAACAATAGTTCTTTCAAGACGTTTTGTTACTACTGGTGTAACAACTCCATCAGGATATGATTCCATCATTTTTTGAAGTTCTTGAGTATCTCTTTGATTTAATAATCTACATTTTACCATTTTTTTAGAAACGGGTAACATTATTTCAAAAAGACCTTCTGTGTTTGGTTCGATAGTTGCTACCTTAACTGAAATCTCGTCTAAGGTGATTGTACTTTCAAAGTCTTTAAGTGTTTTTGGGTCTTTTAAATTAAAGGTATAACTACTACCAAATGAAGTGTTTCTTAGAAATATTAAAATTGCTTCAACATCACATTCAAGTAGTTCCATTGGGTCAAAATTTGGCTCGTATATTTTATTCCTCAAAAGAGTCATAATTACATTGTCATTTTGCCTTTGACCACCTAATAAGGTGTTTTCATCAGAAGCGGTTAAATAACCAACTTTAATTGATGATTTACCATTTGCATAAAATTTACCTTTAGAGGGTAACTCAACCACGTCATGTGGTAGGTTAAAATCTTGTTGTCCATATTGTGCTGATGTATCCATATTTTGTAAATTAAAAAACCATAGAAAGTTTCCCTTCTATGGTTTAATTGTAGTTGAACTGATTTAAACGTAAATAGTATTTCTTAATAAACTAAAACACATCTATCAGGACGTAATGTAGCCGTAATAGTTGCAATACCATCGTCAGAGTAACCTAACGAATCAAAGTTCACATCAGTTAAGAATGTTCCTTGTAATATCCACTTTTCGACAGCGACACCTGTTGGGTCTAACATTTCTAAGTTGATATTCTTTTTATATCCTGCTGCGTATCCCATACGACCAGTTACAGATTCTGCGTGTAAACGAACCCACTCCATTAATGCTTGTGAAGCAGAAGGACCGATTGGGTCACGGAATGTCACATTAAGTGTACTCCATGTGAACCTACCTGCCACATATGTTGAAGTATTTAAAAAAGGAACCTCAACAGGGTTAATTGATACTTGTGGACGTGAAGTTGACTCTACGTACCAAGAGTTGATACCTAACGACGAATCGAAAGTCATTATAAACCTGTTCTTTCTTTTTGGTTCGTAAGGTACCGGCATTTTCATTAATAAATCAGCCATTGTATTTTAATTTTAATTGTTTTTTAGTTTATTACTTATAAATAGTTGAAGTCTTAAAATTTTTTCTATTTACTTTTAATCTTAATTCTCCATAATATATAAAAATATCTAGAAAATTTTATACTTCTATTTTATCTCCTCCTTTAGTTAAATAAGTTTTAACTGGTTTTTCATCTTTATATTCTTTATCTAGAAAATCTTTAATAGAATCGATATTTCCTGGGTCATCATCTGAAAATCCAATCATTGGTACAAAGTTATTTTTTACATCATTTTTGAAAAAAGCTCTTTGATTAAGTTTTGATGACATTTCTTTTACATATGATATAAATCCTCTTAACGCCTTTATCTTACCCTCCTCAGGATTCGCTGCACTACCTTCACCATATGTCACAGGGTGGAACTTCAACATATCTAAGTATTTTTCAATCATATCTTCACTACTCATTTCTTCTTCACCAGCAAATTCACGAAATCTTTTAAGATTACCTATTAACTCTTCCTTACTTATACCCTTGTGGTTCGTCATAATCATATTATAGACCGCATCTCTTAATACTGAGGGTGTGTGTCCACGTGCGGTGATAATTGAGAATATAGACCCCCCATTTACCGCCTCAACAAAATCTTCCCATGATGGGCCAACATCAGCAACCATAGAATCAACTATAAATTGTGAATCACCCTTTACGGTAAAGTTTCTATATGGGTCTTCAGCGTAACCAACAATTGTTTCACCGTTATAGTTAAAAGGTTCTTTACCCAATATTCCTCTATATTCTGCAAAATCTTCAGTAGACATACCGATTTCTTTACCTTCATCATTCAACACAATAATTTGTGTTGGCATATAAAGTATGTTGTCGTCCCAATCGAAAGCATAATACTTTAAATTAGGGTTACCGACATCGTCAAAACCCT